AGTCAGTAGTTCTGCAACAGTAACTACCAGTGCTGAGTTTATCCGTATCTTTCGAGCTTATGTTATCGATGGCTCGGATTCGAATGTGGGCAATATCAATATACAGAAAGGTGGGACAGTTGTAGCAAGAATTACAGCAGGTAAATCGCAGACTCAGATGGCAATTTACACGATACCCGCAGGACACTCTGGTTATTTGTTGAAAGGTGTTGCGACCTGCCAAGACGGGGCTGATGCCACTGGCGATATGTTTATACGATATTTTGGTCAAGAGACGTTTAGAGTTGGACATAGTTTTGAGGTATGTGGCGATGGTGGTGAATATACGTACGAATTTGGTGTACCAATTCGTTTGCCAGAAAAGTCTGATATTGATATCCGCGCAACAATGCGTTCAAACAATGCTCGTTTAACTGCCGCTTTTGATTTAATTTTAGATAAGGATGACTAATGACGGAGCTAGAAAAGTATGACAAAAACGGGAATGGCGTTCTCGACCCGGATGAGCTTGCGCTTATTGAACTGGAGGATCGCCGCCGTAAGATGGAGGATGAAGACGCACAGCGCGATTCTATCCGTAAGATGGCGTGGTTCGCGTTGTTTGGCCTACTGCTGTATCCCTTTGGTATTTTTCTATGTGATGTTTTTGGACTTGCTACGGCGGCGAGTTTAATCGCTGATATCGCTCCGACCTACTTTGCATCTATCGCGGTCTTGGTATCTGCGTTCTTTGGAGCAAGTGCAATCACAAAGAAGCAAGATAAAGGTAGTTAGCAATGAGCCGCAAGATGTGTGGTTATGTTTATGAACAACATGAGTACCGCACTGACTGTGGGAGCATTTTATTGTTTAGACCTATGGCTAGTTGCGATAAATGTGGTGGAAAACCATACGACAAGGAGTTAGATCGTGTTAAATCTCGTAGCCTCGCTCATACCGTCAGTGACGGGAATACTCGACAAGGTAGTTGAAGATAAAGACCAAAAGGCAAAGTTAGCCCATGAAATTGCAACACTGGCTGAAAAGCAAGCCCATGAAGCGGCTATGGCTCAAGTTGAGGTCAACAAAGCAGAAGCCCAACACAGATCAATCTTTGTCGCAGGATGGCGACCATTCATCGGGTGGGTGTGCGGAACCGCGTTGGCGTATCACTTTGTACTTGCTCCATTCATTGTATTTGGAGTTGCGTGGTATGGCGCAGAGATACCTGCGCTCCCTGCGTTCGATATGGACTCGCTAATGACCGTGTTACTTGGAATGCTCGGCTTAGGTGGAATGAGATCATTTGAGAAAGCAAAAGGACTGACGAAATGATGAATTTAGATCAACTGCGTATGGAGCTAGAATACGATGAAGGCTGCAAATATGAAATTTATCTCGATCATTTAGGCTACCCGACATTTGGCATTGGGCATTTAGTTACGGAAGATGACCCGGAGAATGAACAAGAAGTTGGTACAGCAGTATCTGAAGATCGAGTTATTGAGGCTTTCGATAAAGACATACAAGTAACTATTGATGAGTGCAAAGCACTATATGACGATTGGGTTGATTTGCCAGAAGAAGCACAGCTAATCATAGCCAATATGATGTTTAACCTTGGTAGACCTCGATTAAGTCAGTTCAAAATGATGAAGGCTTGCATCGATGATCGTGATTGGGAAGGTGCAGCAGATCAGATGATTGACAGTAAATGGTACAGACAGGTGACTAACAGAGCAGATCGTTTAGTTACACGAATGCGGGCTATTGCTACAATGTAACTGAGTCTTCCCTCGGCTCACATTTAGCCCGTGATCCCTATCGGGCTTTTTTTTGTACCCCCTGGGCAATTTAACACTTTACATTTAAATTAAATCCATTAAATTGTTAGTTACTCATTACATAGGAGCGATGATATGAGAACTAGCGAATCAGTAACAGAAATACAGGCATCACTTATCAAAGCGCAGTCGCAAATGACTGGTGCTGTTAAAGACTCTTCAAACCCATTTTTTAAATCAAATTATGCAGATTTAACGTCTGTAATCAAAGCGATCAAAGAAGCTTGGTCGGACAATAAAATTGGTTTTTGCCAGTTTCCAATATCAACAGATCAAGGCGTTGGCGTTCTGACTAGGTTAATGCATGACTCTGGTGAATGGATGGAGCATGAATTTGTTATTCCTTTGCCAAAATACGATCCACAGTCAGCAGGTTCAGCAATAACCTATGCAAGACGATATGCGCTACAAGCAATCGCAGGTATTCCTGCTGTCGATGATGACGCTGAAATGGCTATGAACCGCCATATTCGGGATACACATATCACTGTTACCGAAGCATCGGCACTAAACAAACTGCTTGAAGAAACTAACGCAGATATTGAAAAGTTCTGCAAAGCCTACCATTGCGATATTCCAGACAACATCATGAAATCCAGATATGACAACGCCATGTCAACTTTAAAGCGTAAAAAGGAGCAACAAAATGGCAAACATGAGCAAGCGGCAAAGCCTAGTGGGGAAGGGGGACAGACCACGCAAGATAAATCAGCAGAAGTTCTCGACAAACTACGAAAGGATATTCGGGGACAAGAAAAATGAGAATGATGAATCACGAACAAAGAAGTAAAGAATGGTTCGCGGCCAGATTGGGTTGTCCTTCTGGCTCAGGCTTTTCTAAATTAATTAGGGCAGATGGAAAACAATCTAGCTCTGCTGATACATACATCAATGAGTTAATTGCTCAGAAGGTTATAGGTGAGATACCAGAAACTTATGAAAACGAATGGATGATTCGTGGGCGAGAATTAGAACCAGATGCGAAAGCATGGTACGAGTTCGCTAACGGTGTAACTGTGCAAGATGTAGGGTTTATTAAGCATGATCATTTTGAGTGTGGAGTAAGTCCTGATGGGCTTGTAAACGCTGATGGCGGATTAGAAATTAAATGTCCTGCTCCATCTACTCATGTGAAATATTTACGCGATGGTAAGTTACCCGCTATCTATAAACCACAAGTAATGGGATGTATGTGGATAACTGGTAGAAAATGGTGGGATTTTCTTTCTTATCATCCATCGATGCCACCATTCTTGATTAGAGTGCACTGGGATAGCGATTACATAGTTGCTCTTTCAAAAGAGGTAGAAAAAGCTTGCGAAATTATCGCAGAAGAAACACGCAAAATTGAGGTAATGAAATGAGTGATTTCCAAAAAACAGAATATCCAAAAGACAACGGATGGGGTAGGGCGTGGCGACAGCAACAAAAAACAAACCCTAAAGCTCCAGATTTTACTGGCAATGCAGAAATTATGGGCGAGCCATTAAAATTTAGTGCATGGATTAATCAAGATGGAAGTTTGAGTTACAAGTTTCGTCCTATGACGGCTGATGAACACACAAAATACTTAGCCAAAAAAGCAGAGCTCAAAGCAAGGCGTGAAGCAGATGCTAGTCAACATACAAATCAAATCAGACAAAATATTGAACCTGTTCAGCCTAAGACTCCAATGCCTGATCCGAATATTGACGATGAGATACCGTTTTAAAGAAAAGCCGCCCGAAGGCGGCTGTCTGACAATGGAGCGAGTCAGACTTTGCGAGTATAACACTGGAGAAATATATGGTGCATTGTGATTGTGATGTATGCCAAAAAATGAAGCCTAATAAAAAAACAAGAATGCTTTGCCCAACAAGACAAAGGCTTTTAATTGGCGATTTGAATTTACAAGATAAATTAAAGCAAAAAATGGCAAAGGTTTCAGTTGCCGCATTAAGTGAGAAATATGGAATAACAGCATCATCAATAGAATATATGCGAAGAACGTATGTGAGGTTTAAGCAATGAAAGCAGAACAGTTTCATAAAAAAGATCAAGCGAGACGCAATATGCGGATGGCTGAAATCAAAATGACTATGAATGAGTACAAAGAAGCCAAAGAGTTTTTGAACTCAGCATTGAAAGCAGTTAAGGAAATGGAGAAAGAAGATGGCGCAAAAGCCACTGACTGAAAAAGAAAAGCGCAAGATAATTTCTTTGCACATTGAGGGAATTCCTTATCACATTATTGCAAAGCAAATCGGACGTTCAGCAAAAGCAGTTGAAACTACGGTGAGGACTTACAAGACAGACAGCAGTCCTGCCTTTAAGTTTATGCAATATCTTAGAAAGCCTTGGCCTTATTATGGCTAAAAAACAATACGTCATCGATTCTGGTGCAAAACTTGATGAGTTATGCACTGAAATGGTGGGTGCTCTTGTAGAGCATAATTGGCTAAAGGTAACAGTCGAAACAGAACATAGAAGCCTAAGTCAAAATGCTTTGTATTGGCGATGGATACGTCAAATTAAAGATCATATTAACAGCCATAATGGTACTGATTTTACAGAAGAAGAAATTCACTTGCGAATGAAGCATGACTTCTTAGGTTGGACAGAAGATATTTCTGTAGGCTCGGTTACTATTCCTGCGCAAATAATTTCAATAAGAAAGGCAAGCAAAGGTCAGATGAGGCATTACATGGAAGCAATCGATGCCTATTGTGCTGATACGCTTGGCTTACTTTTAGTTAAACCAGAAGATAGCGAATATATGAAATATACAATGGAGCAAAAATAATGAAACACGAAACCCCTATGTTTTTTTTAAAATCTACAAACTTGGAAGACTACAATGACCATGACGATCAAAACTGTGTTGGAGTTTTACAATTTAGAATTTATGAAGATGAAAACGGAATTTATTCTTTACATGATTTCATGTGGGAAAGCAGCACTAAGGTTGATCCGATTATGCGCGAAATTCAAATGTTATCTGAAGTCTTAAGTAATGTATCAGGGTCGATGGTAGACGCAGTTAATCCAGAAATGAATGACTTAGATGATACAGAAAACTCGACGTTGCAGTAGTTGTAAAAAAAAGGTGGCGGCTGATTCAATTTACCAGAGTCAGCTAAAAGCCTTCTGCTCGCCAGAATGTCTTGTGCAGTATGCTAGATCACCTAAAGCACAAAAAGACCGCCAGAGAGCAATACAGAGCGATCTGCGTAAGCGAAAAGAGAAACTAAAGACCAAAGGCGATTACACTAAAGAAGCGCAACAAGCTTTTAATGCATATGTACGAGCTCGAGATAAAGGCAAGTCTTGTATTAGTTGTTCTTCTTACTTAACAGAGTCATCCCCAGGGGGCGGTTATGATGCAGGTCATTACCGTTCGGTAGGCTCTTCACCTCATCTCAGATTTCGTCTCGATAACTGTTTTGGCCAATGCAAAAAATGCAATCGTTATCTTTCAGGCAACGTAGCTAATATGCGTATAGGCATTGTATGGAGATATGGACAAAAGTTTTTGGATAAAGTCGAGTCCGATAATAGAGTCAAAAACTACACAATCGACCAACTCAAAAAAATAACGAAAATTTTTAGAAAAAAACTAAAAAAAATCTCGTAAAAGTGTTTACATTTTGTGGCAAACCATTAAATTTGTAAGTGAACTTACTAATGGAGCATACAAAAATGTACACACAAACCAGACAAGAATCTTTGGCAGAATTATTTAGCGATATGCACAAAAGCCTTCACGGATGTCGAGCTCGGTGGGCATACGATATGTCCGAAGAAGATTTAGAGCGTGCTGTTGACCGTCTTGGTCAAGAAATCGAAGAAGAATTTCATCGTGAAGAGAATGAGCGCAAAGAATTGGCCGCGCAATGCCATGTTTCGGTAGATCAAATTATCCTTTGGGAAAAGCAAGAAAACGAAATGTGGAAATACACAGGCGTATACAAAATTCAGTCAGTAGATCAAAAGTACATCGAGTCACTACCGGCTGAGCCATACGAAGAAGCTCATTACTTTGAATTAGGAAAAGCCGCGTAAGCGGCCCCAGGGGGTATACCAATGTCAACAATTAAAATTACATCAGAAACCGCCGATACACTCGCCGATTTCTTATGCGAGTATGAAGATAATCTCAAAGACAAACTAATTTGCGAAGGCTTTGACTCAAACGAGCAGTCAGAGATTCTTGGTGCGGCTTCTTATATACAAAAAAACTTAATTGCAATGCTTGGCACAGAGTCAGGTACAGCATTCACAGTGGAGATTAAGTAATGCGTAATGATTTTTCAACCGAAGTGCATTGTAGTAAATGCGAAAAAGAATTTTTAATTGAGCTCGACTTATATGAGCCTTTTGGAAATGTTTGTAACGAGTGTAAAGCAGAAGACGATGAACCTGATCTTGACCCAGTATGGGCGGATGCAGATGCATTAGCATCAGCAGGTTTTGGTACTGACGAAGATTATGGCGGGTAATCCCGCCTTTGGAGCAAAAAATGGATGCAGATTGGAAAATAAAAGCTAACGAGCGAATTAAAGCAACCAATGAAAAGAAACAAGCGATTAGAAATCTACTAGATGAAAACAGTATGCAATCAATAGAGGACTGCATATTAGCCTGTGAAACTATACTTGAGTCATTTACAAATACCGTATTTGAAGGACATTTGTGTGTGACGTTGGATGAAATTATTGAGTTGCGAAATGCAGCAAGAACATTACGTTTCAACTTTTGTATCGAAAAGGAGGTTCTTTGATGAAAATTCTAGGTGTTTACTTCAACGAAGTGACGAGACTGTGGACAGTTGGTTATACAAATGATGGGTGTAACCCTGTCGTGCTAAGACAAACACGACTACGATCGTTAGGTATCGATTTTGCAAAGAAAGAAGCGAGAGAGCTCAAACCAGACATTATTTTTACCAAAACACAAACAGGTAAAGTTAAAATTATCGAAATGCAAAACAACGCATTTGATCCTTTAATCGAAGGTTGTAGCAAATACTTTAGTTCACTTGCATCAAGGAGAAGCATATGACCCCGCAAGCGCATGAAGTTCTAACCTATCTCAAGCAACACAGAACAATTGAGCCGAAAGAGGCTTGGACAAAGTTAGGTGTGTATAGATTAGCCGCTAGAATTAAAGAAATAAGAGACGCTAACCATAAAGTGGAAACCATTAGAGTCTATCAAAACGAGAGAACGTATTACGGCAAGTATATTTACAAAGGGGAGAAACAAGTTTAGATTAAAAGCAGTTCCGGGCGGGGTGTGGAAAGCCCCTAGCAGACCGGATTAAGACAACCAGAAGAAAACCGTGGCCGCACTCCGGAACATGGTTAAAGTTTACCAGACTTTACAATTCTTCTCATTTCTTAATCTTTACGCCCCACCCGTTAAAACTCTCGCATTGTGGAGTAGAACAAAAAAGCAAGAAATTTACACCAGACCTTTGAGGCGGGATAAACAGCGTTAAGGTAACAAGTATGGGGCAGGTGTTATGAGCCTGAGAGATTGCCACTCTAAAAGTCATTGCTGATTACTTGGTGTGATGGGACTAGGAGAAGTTGGTAAGGGGTTACCTAATAGCCTCTAAATGACCTCTATTGTAAAAAAAAATAACAAGCGTGTTTACATTTGCTGGACAACCATTAAATTGGCTAGTGAATACATTAATGGAGCTTTTAAAATGTCAAACGTAGAAATTTTCAAAAAAGAGTTTAACGGTCATCCAGACTGGGAACATTGGAACGTATCTCTTTGGCTTAACAATTCAGAAGAATGGTACGCACCTTTCGCAGTTCTTTGTGATCTTGTTAATCGTGGCCGTATTACCAAACACGTAGCATCAGAAGAACTAAAAGAGCTTATCCCAGATATCACACCAGATGGCGCAGAGGTTACAGTAGAGATTTTGCATTACTACATTACCGATGCAGAAATTGACCACATGGAACAGCAGTTAAGGAAGGTACAATAATGGAAATGACCACCGCTTTTATCGTTGTTTTGGTTATAAGTTTGTTTTTTGGTTTTAATGCCATTCTTGCTTACTTTGCAGACCATCTACCATCTTGGATGCTTCCAAAGGGGTACTACGATGACAATGCCTAAGTACCCTACTTGTCCTAACTGCGGAGAAAATGTTCTCAGAGAGCATTTGAACAAAGGAAATGAGGTTTGTCGCTTTTGTGGCCCGACAAGAGATTTAGATATTTACAGTGAGCTAGAAAAAGAGCGATTTGAACAATGGTATTCGGAATACCTAGAAGATATACAAGCAAGGACATAAATGAACTATTACACAGACCCGATGGCGGCATTAGATGCCGCTATTGCTTTTTTAAGAGGAAACACCAGACCTCACGCTTTAATTGGACAAACTCCAAAAGGATTTAGAATTATAGACCCCAGGGGTAAAAAGCAGCATTACTGCCAAATCGTCGCAAAGGTGTACCGTAAACTTTCGTGATACAATTAGCTCTACTGACTGACAGGTTAATCAGGTGGAGCAATGTCACAACCTTTAGAAGTGCGATACGTAAGTGTCGATAAACTAATACCTTACGCCAACAACTCTCGTACACATAGCGATCAACAAGTCACACAAGTTGCCGCAAGCATAAAAGAGTTTGGCTTTACAAATCCAATCCTTGTTGATGAAGAAGATACGATCATTGCAGGGCATGGCCGTTTACAGGCCGCCAAAAAACTAAACCTTAGTGAAGTACCAGTCATAACGCTAGAAGGTCTTACAGACGCACAGCGTAAAGCCTATGTTATTGCTGACAATAAGTTGGCATTAAACGCGGGATGGGACATCGAGCTATTACAAGCAGAGCTCGAGAATTTACAAGAATTAAATTTTGATATCGACTTACTCGGTTTCGATGCAAAAGAACTGCTTGAGATTCTTGGTGAAGATCAAAACGAAGAGAATTCGTACACCAAAAAGGTAGACATCCCTTTATACGAACCCCAGGGGGATAAACCTGACGTTAAAGACCTTTATGACGACAGCAAAACTTTCGATTTAGTAGAAAAAATTAAGTCGTCAAAACTGCCACAAGAAGAAAAAGATTTTTTAATGTTAGCCGCAGGTCGGCATACAGTATTGAACTTTGAACTTATTGCAAACTACTACGCACACTCGTCAAAAGAATGCCAAGAGTTGATGGAAGATAATGCTCTTGTAATTAACGATTT